AGGGGTTGCGGGATGGAACAGACACTAACCTTTCTCGATCTCGTTCTACCCGATGATGGCTATCGTGTTGCATTCGTTGCCGAGCAAAAAAGAAACTACTTTTTTAACACTAATAAAGAATTAGCCGCATTCCTTTTGCAATGGGATGCGGCTGGTTACACGGTTTATCATGCGTGCGCTAGTTTCAAAGATCCAAACGGGTACGATGACAATGGCAAGTGGAAGTATCGTGGACAAGGAAATGTTGCTTTCCTTGCTGCCCTCTTTGCAGACATCGACTGTGGCGAAGAAAAATCTTATTCAACCGCGTTGGCAGGCGCTTGCGCAGTTATTACAGCACTTCCCAAAATCAAACTACCAACTCCATTGTTCGTTTGTAGCGGCCGAGGACTCCATATTTATTGGCCGTTGGGGGTTCAGCTTGAGCCGGGGGAATGGCGACGATATGCCATTGGATTACGAGCAGCATTGCGCAGTGCTGGAATTCAATTTGACCCGGCACGTACATGTGATTCTGCATCGATTCTTCGTACTCCGGGCACGCATAACCGAAAAGAAACCAAGCCGCTTCCGGTTACCATGGGTCCTGAGGTGGACTTTTATGAAGTAAATCTATTCGCACACTTGTTGGAATTAGTTCCGGGAGATGAACATGTGCTACCGTTCCAAACAATCGAAGCACCAAAATATCTTAATCGATCCATTCCCGATTATATCATTCGCAACTGGAAATCTGGAATTGGCGCGAGACAAAATGCTTTGGGCCGTAAAATATCTGAACATTGCGCGCAATTACGCGGAATGCGAGAGACAAGAGGGCTGCTTGCCGAGCCACTATGGCATGCGTGTTTGGGAGTGCTGGCTTTCTGCGAGGACGGTGATCAACTTGCTCACGAGTGGTCCATTGGTGACGAACGATACTCTGAACAACAAACTGATGAAAAGCTTAGACGCAAGCGAGAACTTACTGGCGCAACTACTTGCGCCGACTTCCATGCAAAAAATCCTAAGCCCTGCGAAGCGTGCTCGCACTGGCAAAAAATTAAGTCGCCCATATCGCTTGGGATTGGCTTGATGGAGTCCAGACCGACCGCATCGCCGCAAATTACGCCGCAAGGTTCGTCGTTACAAGCGTTGACGAATATTTCATTGCCACGTCACTTTGCTTGGCGCAACGCGGCTCTGGTGTTTCAAACCGAGAATAATGGCCAGCCGATTGAGCATTTGGTATCGCAGTATCCGATCTATTTATTTGATGTCGCGCGTGATGAAACTAGCGAAGAGATCTCGTTGGCGTTTCAATGCTGGCTGCCTAATGGTGGCTGGTTTAAATGCGTGGTGCCGTTTGAGGGTTTGATGGCGAACAACGGTTTGGGGCATTTAACCCGTTACGGTATCAATATCCATGAAGCCGAGCATTTTAAGCGTTTCGTACGCGCATCCGTAGATATGGCTTATGAGCAAGGCAAGCTACGCATCCGCTATCAAACTTATGGTTGGAAACATGACGGTACCGCTTTTTTATTTGGCTCGAAACTTTATTCCGCAACCGAAGAAGTCGAAGTCTACGTATCGCCCGAAATGGCATATCGCAATCGAAAGCTTGGACCCGGCTGCAACGCGCCTAAAAAGAACGCGGCTGAATTTGGTCTGGACCGATGGTGTCAAGCTGCCAACCAGCTTTTCGCACTGCGCTGTGAACCGCAGGCCATCGCCTTACTGGCCTCGCTTAGTGCTGTCCTTATGCGCTTTATCGCTGTCGATGAGGGCGGTGCGGTACTTTCATTATTCAATTACTTTTCCGGCAAGGGCAAAAGCACTGGTCTTGCGGCCGCCTATACTATTTGGGGGGATAAGACGGGGTTGTCACTTACCGTCAAAGACAATCAAATCGCCAAATTTCTCACTTTTGGAACTCTGGGCAACATTCCAGTTGTGCACGATGAATTACAAATGCGTGATCCAGGAGCGCTCCGCGATTTTATTGAAACATTTACTGACGGGCAGGATAAAAAACGTGCAACTCGTGAAGGCCAACTTAAACGCCAAAAAGGCGACTGGCAAACGGTGCTAGTTTCAGGCGGCAATACTTCGCTAGTGCAGACCATTGACGCGGCGGGCGGCAGCCAAGCAATGCGCTACCGTGTACTTGAAATGACCTGCGATCTACCAGTCGATATCATGAAGGAAGGCGACATCATCAAGCTCGAATTGATCAACAACGCTGGTTATTTTGGCGAAGTTTTTATTCGCTACGTAGTGCAAAACATTGATAAGGTTAAGGCGCAGACACAAAGCATGCTGGCGCAAGTTTGGCAAAAGACTGAATTGTCACATGAATATCGTTTCTGGGTTCGATTGGCGGCATGCTGTGCGGTGTCAGCGAATATCATCAAAGAACTTGGCCTATTGGCTTTTTCTGCCGATCGGATCATTGGCTGGTTGCTGGAATACATGAAAGAAAACGGCAAGAAAGAACACAAGCTCCGTGATCCTGATACTCAATTTTCACAATTTCTTTCTGAATTCATTAGCGAGGAAAATCAGAATTTCCTTTATTTGCCGCATGAATGGAAACGTGGCCAACCACGCTTGCGCCCGCTGCGTGAACCTAAAGGCAAACTTTTAGGAAGTTACTTTGTCGGTGATCAGCTTCTGGTGGTCAGTGCTACAGCACTCAGGACATTTTCGATCAAGCGCGAAATTCCGTTCAACGATTGGATGGCGGTACTACGCAAGCATGGCTGTGCTACTGACATTCATCAGCATATAATCGGTGCAGGTACTGATTTGCCGCCAATGTCTGTTAATGCCATAACGTTCAATATGGCCCATGAAACGTTAGGTGGTGTGTTGCCTATCAGTAAAGATGATGATCCGACCAATGTTACACCACTTCACCGTCGATAATTTTTGACTTCTCATATTCATCAATTTCTTTCATCAATTGTGGCATAATATCAAGTTCCTTGGCGCGCAAATAATTTTCATCAACCTTGGTATGCGTTTCTAATTGCGCCTTTGAGGATTGCAGCACGACCTTGGCGATGTCGATCTTCTTTTGGTGATCTTGCTCGTCTAAAAATTCCATATCCATAAGCTGCCGCAGCCGCATCAAAGCGACCAGTGTATTCTCATTCATTATTCGGTTGGAGAGTAGACCATCTCCATCGCGTAACCCTTGCTCTGAAGCTTCGGCAATTGTTTTCCCAACCGGCGACCGATATCGGTCCGATACATCGGACTGTTCGGTACGATCAAGCTCGCCAATCTTCGGTAAACGGTGTTCGCTGCATCGCGTACCGTCGCTCCCAAAGCTGTCATTACCAGCACGTAGTCCCCCGCCGTTACCAGCATCGGACCTACCTGGATCGAGCCGTTGAGCCGTTGCGGCCCTTCTCCCAGCATCATCTCGCATGGATGCAGATGTTGATGCAGACTCGGCTTGATACCATAGATCGGAATCCCGACTACTTCCTTCCGGGTCTGGTGTGAATACGGATAGTCGGGCACGGACATCACGACCCCGATCGCTACGGCGTCGTGAATCCAAATGCGGCTGTCCTTTCCCTTGGTGAGTTCTAGCAGCCATTCCGCCGTGTCGCCTTTCATCAAGGCTAACTGGATGTTGTAGGTCGGCCAGCCCGGACGCATTGTAAACTCGAGCGGCCAAGCTGTACCGCGATCATCTATGATGCAATTAACGTCGATATAACCGACATAGTTGCATTTCGCAAGTTCCTCGCTCAAAGGTATCAGTACTTTACGGGCGAGTTTTGATTGTCTAACGACACGGACAACGGTACCTTGTTCACCAGTAGTGATGCCCAGATCATTGTTCATCAGCTTCTTGAATTCCCAATTTTCGCACCAGCCTTCAGACCAGCCATGTGGACCAAACCAGCCGCCAACAGCCATTTCAATACCTTCAACGAATTCTTGCAGGATGAATTTGTTTTTCAGTTTGTTGAGCTTTTTCCAGCGCTCGAGCATGTAAAGCATGTCCTCGGGCGACTTGGCGACATAGCTTAGAGACTTGTCGCCTTCATCTGAGGGCTTGGAAACAAAGCGTCGATCTTGTTTTTTAACGTGACGGACAGCAGAATCATAATCGCTAAATTCACGAAACGGGACGGTTGCGATACCATGACGGCGCAAAACCCGTTGGCCATCGCTGCGATTGCGCTCCCAAGCGGCAGTTTCCTCGGTGGGTCCAATGATCCCAGTGTGGCCTTCCGCGCGAGCACCCGCCATGTCGCGCAGGTAATGCGTATTATCGACATTAAAAACA